CGAAGACTTACCTGAGCCAGATGCATTAAATAGTGAGCAAAGAGCTGAGTTGTTAGAGATTGTTGGTAAGGTTGGAGATAAGACCTTAGAAAAAGATATAGCTGGTAAAATAGATATATTAAAAATCAACAACAATAACTTTGAGGCTTGTAAAGTAAAGATAATAGAGATGATAAATAACAATAACAGTAAGGAGAAAAAATAATGGCTAATATAGATGATAGCTTATTCGATAAAGCAGTAAATGAGACAAGTTTTGCTATACCAGATACAGGAGTGAGTAAAACGCCAAAATCAGGCAGTAAAGCTCCTTTGGTATCAGGAGATTACCTTGGTCATATCGTACAAGTAAATAGCAAGGTTGTTGATGTGTTGAAGGGTAAATATAAAGCAAGAGTATATGATTACTTTGTTGAAGTTGCCCCAGAAAATAAAATCAACAAATACACATACACTAGATATGATGATGATAAGGTTGTGGATACAGACGGAAGCGCTTATGTAGGTTATAAATTCAAAGGTTCAATTTTCAAATACTTAGAGCCAGGCAATGATGATAAGTTTGAAAGTAGGAGCGAATTTAATAAATACTACATGTGGTTTTGTGAGGCGTGTGGAATAGAGTGCCCTACAATCACAACTAAGATTGACGGTGAGGAGATGGAAGTTAAAAGCCTCCCAGAGATTAACATGGAGAGCCTTGTTGGAACACCAGTTCAAGCAGTTATTGGAAAAGGTAAAACCTGGACTGATAGCGATGGCAAAGAAAGAACTCCATGGGTTGTTAAGTTTGTAAGGAACTGGAAAGATGGACAAAAAAAGGAGATGACTGATGATGACATACCGTTCTAAGATTAGTGGATTTAAATCGGTCATGATGAGAGGTGCGTATCTTTTTGGTATGAAGCCAAAGAAGATTGCACGTAAATTTAATGTGTCATTGGCAAGTGTATATAGACATATTAAATAATAATTTGAGAGGCTCTGATATTCGTGAGGAGTCAGGAGGGTCTTTGGCTTTTTTACGGGGTGCTTTCATCCCTATTCCTTTCGGTCAGGTTAACCCTTGTTAAAGCCTCTCAAAAAATTAACACCTGAAGAAAGGCTTAGGAGATATGTTCAACTTAAGTATGGGAATTTAAATGCTAAGAAGAAGAACAAAAATAAAATCGTCGAAAAGAAAACTTAAGCCTTTCAGAAGGTTTGACGAAACGAGCATGGAGAGTGGATTGTCATCTTATGAAAAATTTATACTTTTTATGCTTTTTTGTAAGCTTTTGATAATAATAGCGTATGGAATAAGGGCCATAATATAAGGAGAAGTAATGAAAAAGATAATTGCAATATGTTTAATAGCAACGGTGGGTTTTGGAAATGTTAAAATGTTTTCGGTTACGCATGGAGATACAACAAAATATCAGTCTTTCCATGAAAACGGAAAATTAAAATTAGAGGGAATTAAAGTAAAGAAGTATAGAGACGGATTGTGGAAACATTATGATAAAAGTGGTCGAATGATTAAAGCAGAGATGTATGATAAAGGGTTTATAACTGACACTCTTAATATGTCTGAGGCTAAGTAATGCATTGGGATAGACCCTTAATATTTAAAGAATTGACAGAGGTTTATATAGTTAACCATAAAAAGTTCTGGACGAAAAGAGAGGCAGAGATATATGTTGCAGAGCTAGAAATGAGAGAAGTTGCAAGGAGGTCAGCAAATGCCAAACAAGGCAGCGAAATCTAGAAAACAAGAAAGAAAAAGAAAAAGAGAAGCTATTAAAAAATGGAAAAGGAAAAGAGCTATTGAGAAGAGAAATGGGAAGAATGAAGGGCTACGTTAGTAGCTGGTTAGATTCAATAGGGTTTGACCTTGGCTATGGTTGGGATAATTATCCTGATATAGAGGATATGGATAAAATAGAATTTGAGGGTATTCCTGCGTGGAAATACTATGGATTCAAAACAGAAAAAGAATATTATAAGGAGAAAATATAATGGGAAGAGCGATAGAAGTAGATAAGAGGTTAGATAAGATAGAAAATCAGGTTAATGAGCTGTTTTTAATACTTGAAGAGCTTAGTAAGGTAAATACAACACAGGAGCATATAGACATACATGAAGAAACCAAAGAAAAGAAAACCGACAATGAAGGAAGTGGAGACAGCAATATCAAATCTAGTAATGGAAAGTCAAAGAAGTCAAATAGAAATAATAAGAACTCAAAGAGTTCTAAATGATTTTATAGATTATAAAAAAGAAACAGAACCATTCACAAAATATGTGGAGGAGAAATATGGAAAACAAGATAAAAAAGATAGTAAGAGAAATACTAGTAAAAAATAACTGGGGCATTTATTTTAAAGGGAAGCCTTTATTAGAGATGCCAGTAAATGGTGAGGCCAGCATTTACAGGTTAAATGATGTGAGAATAAGTGAGCTAGAGGGGGCAATATCGGAAGAGTTCAATAGGATTATTGAGGAAATAAATAACCAAGGAGAAACCGAATGCCAGCAGAAGGAGATGAACAGAAGTTCAGACGAAATGTAGTTGGAGGCTCTGAGCTTAATTATGTTCAAAAAATGATACATTTTTATAGCTCGTTGCTTGATGACTTAAGCAGGAAGATTGGTGAAGAGACGGAATATGGAGTTCCTGGCTCATTAACCATGATAGAAAAAAGACTCTCTGAGTTTGAAGAAAAAGAGAAAAAGTTAATTGAAAACTATAGAAAGTTTGCTAGAAAAGTTGAAGGCGTTAAGATTTAACTAAAGCAAATAATAACAGAAAGGAGTAAATATGAAACCAATAGTGCCATGCGACACTAATTTAGAAAATGGTGTCCTAGGGGCATTGATTCAATTTCCAGAGGTATATCCTAAAATAAGGGACTATATCGTAACAGATGATGTTTTTTATCAAGAGAAAGCAAAAATGCTGTGGAATAAAATTAAGTCAATGCTCTACAAAAAAGAGTTTATAGATTTGACAACGGTTGCATCTAATTTAAAAGATGATGAGATAGCCGCAGGATTGACTCATGTTTATGTGGTTGATTGTACTTTAGCCGCAGGAGCATCTGGTTCTACAGAAGCCTATGTCAAAAAGCTTTACGAAAAGTATCTAATGAGAAAGGTTATTGACGAAACAAGCAAGATACAGACTGAAGCTATAAATAGTGGTGAAAATGCTTATGATTGTATTGTAAGTGCGCACACCTTATTTTCTGAACTAATCCAATTAAATCCAGCAAGAGAAAAAGAAACCATTGATTCGTTGCTAGTTGATGCTGTAAAAGATATTCAAAATAAAGACATCAACCTTATTAAGACTGGGTATGATTCTATTGACAAGTTTGCTGGAGGATTAACCAGGGGAGAGATTACAATCATTGGAGGTAGGCCTGGACATGGAAAAACCACAATGATGGTAAACATAGTTGCTAGCCTTATCAATAATGGCTATAAAGTGGCTCTATTTAATCGAGAATTGCCCAATATAGAGGTTATTAAGAAACTTATATGCCTAGAGTCGCAAAAGCTCTCTTATTCGCTTATAAGGCAAGGAATTCATAGTGAGGATTCTTTAAAGCAATTGGAGATAGTTAGGGAGGTTATCAAAGAAAAGTACAATGAAGATAAGTTTTTAATGTTTGACAACATAAGAGACTTTGCAAAAACATCTTCTGAAGTTAAAAGGTTTAAGCCAGATGTTATTCTAGATGATTATATTCAGCTTGTTTCTCCAGACTCAAAGATTTCAGAAAGAAGATTACAGCTTGAGAAGCTTGTCAATGATTATAAATGGCTTGCTAAACAAATGAGGTGTTCAATAATATTGGCCTCACAGCTTAATAGGGCAATTGAAGGTAGGCATAAGGTGGGTAGACCACAATTATCAGACCTTGCAGAGAGTGGAGCTATTGAGCAGGTTGCAGAGAATGTTTTCTTTGTATACTATGACTACAAGATTAATGGAGAAGACGGAAAAGGAAAGAATATCATAACATTTGTTGCTAAGAAGGTTAGGTATGGGGAGAGTGGTGAGTCTGATATGGGCTACAATGGTGATAAGTGCAAGATATTTGACACATATGATGAATTTATTAATTCAATAAAAAGGAAGGAGATGATGGATGAAAAAGAACTCCCATTTTAAATATATAGGAATTGACCCAGGAAAATCTGGAGGCATCACAATGATGCATGGAAAAGATGTAAAGACTTATAAATGTCCCCAAAGGACGGAAGACATGGCGATACTGTTCTCTCTGCTCGTTGGGGACACCTCCTCCTATGACATTAAAGTGTTAATGGAGAGGGTGTGGGCAAGGCCAAATAATGCAGTTAGGTCTGCGTTTGCTTATGGTGTTAATTATGGTCAATGGATGGCTATTGTTGCATGTCATGAGATACCTTTACAAACTTGCCTTCCAAATGAGTGGATTAAGTATTTTGGATGCAGTAAAGACCTTGAATATCAAGAGAGAAAAAGATGGCTTAAAGAGAAAGCTAAGTCTTTATATCCAAAGCTTAATGTAACCTTAATGACATCAGATTCAATATTGATTGCTGATTATGCTAGGAAAGAGCATTTTAAAGATGAAAAATGAGCTAGAGTGTAGTGTTTGTGATGCCCCTATGGAAGATGACGAGGGGATTGTTGGAGAGTTTGGGATTCTTCCAGTAGCATTTTGTTGCTGGTGCTATTCATCTGCCACAGATATGGTAATTAAGATGAATGGTTTTGATGATATAGAAATGTTAAAGGAAAGAATTGCTTACCTTAAAGAAAATGATTGAGGTCTTAGGGCCTGTAGAAATATATAAAGGAGAAAGATGGATGCCAGTAACTGAAGAAGTACAGCTAAAGTTTGACCATGATTTAGAGTTTGGAAGACTTGGAGAAGATTTTGTTAAAGCCTTTCAAAGCAAGAACACAAAAGTAGAGGTTAAAACAGAAAGAGATATATGGAAAACCACAGGAAATATAGCCATTGAAATACGATGCAGGGGAAAATTATCAGGTATATCTGCAACTGAAGCAGAGACATGGATTCACCTGCTTAGTTACAATAACGTCATTGAAGGAGGTTTTATTTTTAAGACACAGTTGCTAAGGGATAAGATAAAAAAGCTCCATAAGGACGGTAATTTAAAGCTTATAATGGGGGGTGATGATAAGATGTCTCAAATGGCGCTATTACCAATCAAGGAATTGTTTATAGATTAAGCGAAGAATATACTGATTTTTGCTTCCATATTGTTTTGTTGCCAATAAGTTTTTTAAGTCGTCTAATTGAGTGTTGGTAGTTTTTTTCAGACTTTAATGCTTCTTTATATTCTTTGTTCCCAAGATTTTCTTTAATCCAGTTTAAGAACATCTTCTTTTTTGACATATTTTTGCCTGTGCTTTCATCACTTATTTTTAAAGGATTCATTGAGGTTAGTGAGCCTTTTATAGCTGCAACCGCTTTTTTGTGTCTCCATTTAGGTGATGAGTTTATTTCTTCAAGCTCTGTCACAATGAAGTTGTAGGCTGCAAAATAATTATTTATAATTTCCTTATCATTCCCAAAATATAAAGCATTTTTTAAATCTCTATAATAGTATGTCCTTTCTGTATAAGCATCAACGCCAGGCTTTTTAAATGATGGATAGTCATCTGAAAATTGTTTTCTCCAATTGTTGACTTTTTTCATTAACCTATATTCGTCAGTATTTTTATAAACAAGCTGGTCCCACTGGCTGTAAGCCACATTCGTTTTTAATGCCCAATTATTGATTGCACTTCCAAGGTCGTCTCTTCCAGAAATAAATTCATTAAAATACCTCAATCCCTCTCTTGCATTTCTTGCTATTACAGGTTGTGCAAGCGACTGAAACATTCCTTCATCATAAGGACTAAATAAAAATCCTGCTAATCCGAGGAATTCTGAGCGATATAAATACATTGTCATTTTATCTAACCCTGTTCCAGCTGATTCTGGTGGCTCTTTATCAAACAATGCTTTATAAAAACCATATAATGCGAACCCTGACAATGAGTGCATTGCTAAAGCTCTTCCTAATGGTGCAAAATTCTTATGAGTCTTTATAGGCTTGTAGTAATTAATATATGAGTCCCATGTTGTTGAATAGGCCATTCTTTGGAATAATGTTAATGGTCTTCCAGTCCTTCCAGATGCCCAAAGGGGTAATAGTGCAACCGAAGTTCCACCCTGAGCTGATACATGCGAAAAATGTCCTGCTTGCCTTATCAAGTATTCATATCTCCCTTCGTTCTTTGATGACTTGAACGATAAGTTTTTAACTTCTTTTGACGTTAAAAATGCAATATCATCATCAGAAAACTTCCAAACATCTTTCATTAATCTTTTTGCATTTCTTAAACTGCTTTCCCCAAAAAGCCCCTTATTACCATGAAGTATATTTAATTGATTTTGAAAAAAAAGTTTTCCAGCTTCGTGAGATATAACTCTGTTAAAGTTTTCTGACTGGGTCATAAAATTCCACTTAAATAGTTTTTCCATTGAAACCCACCCAAGCTTTGCTTGCCCTAGCTCAAGGTGTTTTGCACCATATTCCAGTATCCCTTTTTCTCTAGCCTCACTCCAGACACTTTTATCAAAAAGCTTAATAATCCCTTTTCCTGTATTTATAAATCCAAAAGAAGCTATTGCTCTAGGAATCCCAATCATCATGTTCTTAAGACCTGAGGTTGGAGATGATAGTCCTGAGGCAGCAGAGAAATGAGATAATTTTGCAAGGCCTGAATGCATCTCTGAAAGAAGAGGGTCTTCTCCTTTAAATCCAATTGTTCTTTGTATCGACTTTAAGGCATAGGCTCCAAGGTCTCTGCTTTGCATCATGGTCTCTACTTTATTAATACCTGATTCAGATAATTTATATTTGCCTCCAAGGCCAGTATATTCAGGGAAAAATCTCACTGTTGCAAGATACTTGCTCATAGTCATAACATATGGTTCAATAGTAGAAGATATATCAGTCTCGTAAACCCTTATAGTCTTATCTTTTCCTGTTTTCATATCAGTAATTGTGATAAACTCATCTATTAGCGGGCCTCTTTCCATAAGGTGTTTGTTTTTTACTTTATGATGCTTGTGTGTAATCATCTTAAGAACATCTTCAGCAACACTATTTCTAAAGTCAACATCCTCAATAAGTCTTTCTCTTTCTTTAGCTAGTTCGGCCCCCTCCTTACCAGTCTGTTCAGCCTTTTTCTTTGCAGCTTGTTTAATATTTTTATCTATTAATCCTTCTAAATTTTCTGCATTTTTTCCAGAAACAAAATATTCAAGAGCATCTTTTGTAATTCTTCTTGAAAAATATCCTTCAACAAATTTTTCATGAAATTCTTTTTCAAACTGACGATATTCAGCTCTATTAGTAACATTCTTAACTTCTTTTTTTAATCCTTTCCAATAAAAATTCATAAGCTGAGCATGAATCTTTTTAGCTCTACCTTCTTTGGTTTTAATTAATTCGTCTTTAGTGTTGTGCTTTATTTCTTTGCCATTTACATCTTTAAGTCTTCCGTAAAAATTCAACTCTTCTTGAGTCATTCCTTTTATAGCTTTTTTATTCTTATTACCACTATCTTTTATCATTTTCTCTACTCTCTCAGAATCAAACATCCATACAAAAGATTTTTGTTTTTTTGTTAATAAGCTTTTGATATTAGATATAGAAACATCCCCATAACCTTTATATATATTATTTGCAACAACATCAAACTTTAAAAGCCTTTCTGCAATAGCCTTACCAGCATTGCCTCCATATTTTTGAAGAACATAATATGTTGGGAGAACAGCTCTTTGAAGTCCAAAAGGAATTTTAAATCCTGATAAAACTTGAGCGTGGGTTTGACTTGAAGTTATTTGCTTGGTAGCGCTGCCCTCTGACATTACTGCCAATGCAAATTCTGCTTTGCCAGATTTTGTTAATTTATTGTAATTAGCATCATATCGAGTTTGTTTCAAGCTTTGAGTTATTGAACGTGCATCTTCCTTTGTTAACTGATAATAGGTTACAAGCTCATCAAGGAAAGTTGTTTTTCCTTTACTTGCCTTAGATTTTTCATAAGCCTTATTAGTTCCCTCTAACCAGTCAACCCATCCATTAACAGCTCCATCCGTCCAATCTTTTTCCTTACCTTTTCCTTTCTTGGATATATCATTAAGCTCTCTTCCAATGTCAAGAATTTCTCTTCCAACAGATGATTCAAGTTTTTTATCTAAATCTTTAGCTCTTTTAAGGTTTGGTGGTTTTTGCTTAGTGTCTTTTTGATAATGAGTCTCCATTCGACTTATATGATTTGCGATTTTTCTTCCTGTTGGAATGTTGCCCTTAACAACTCTTCTGCTTAAAAGATACGCAACATCTTCCTTGCCTGCCATTCCAAATATATCTTTAAGCCTTGCATTGAACGCTTTTACCCAGCTTTTTGCCTTACTTATTAAACTTTTATTTGTAAGCTGATTTGTGGCTAATTCTCCAATTCTTTGAACAAGTGCTTCCTCGCTTCCAAACATTTTTTCACCTCTCTTAATAAGAGATTTGTCTATCTTGCTTCCAAATGCTCTAAGCACATCAACAACATAGTGCGATACTTCGTGAGGAATTGTGTCAGGCTTAACCTTTCCTTCAGCTATTTTAATTGTATGTCCTTCAATTTGACCAAGAACTTTTTCACCGCCTTTCTTTTTTAGCTTTTGATTAAGTATTATTTCAAGGTCTCCGTAAGCTTTTTTCCTTCTTGATGAGCCTTCAAGTATAAGTTCCTTCATTGATTGCTGCTCTTCAAGCCCAATCTCCATTTTCTCTTTAACTTTTCCAGTGTCAACTTGAGTTTTTCTTTTACCAACTGGTTTTTTAGGACCTACGCTCCTGTCTAATAAAACAATATCTTTTAAAGGTACACCATTCTTTTCGCCTTTAAAGTAAATAAGCGTTTCTTCACCCTTTTGCTCTATTTTACTAATTTCTTTAAATGGCTTAAGTTTAACTTTACCACCACCTTTTCCAGGATTATAAAATCTTGCTGCTTTTTCCCCTACCTTAGGCATTCTTTTTTCTTTTACCATGCCCTTACCCAAAAAAGGTGAGCCCTTAAGCTTATATAATACTCTAATTTCTGGAGCATCTTTTTTAGTTTTTGGAATTTCCTTTTTAACTGGCACTGAAGCCTCATAATCTTTTCGGTGTTCTTTCTGACCCCTTAAATCAGCCTGTTCTCTTTTTCCTTGTCTTTCTCCTTCAAATTCCCTTCTCATTAATGACATGGGTTGAACACCTTTGGTTGCGGATTCTCCATCAGGAAGCTTTACCCTTTTCTTAAAAGGAACATATTCTCCTGTAGCTCTGTCGTAAACTTGAGGCTGAATATTTTCAGGAATATCTTTATAAATTTCTCTAAAAAGTCTATTTCCCTGGGTGGTTCCCTTGGCAGAGCCAAACTCAAATAATTTATCTCCTGTCTTTAGCCCTTTTCTTTTCATTAACTCTTTTATTTTTGCAACAGTTTCTGAAGAAAGCGTAATGTTTCTATATTCTTTTCCAGGAGCTCCTAGAGTAAGTTCTCCAGTATATAAAAGTTTTTTTGTTATCTTTATTCCAAATGGAGTTTCGCCAGGCCTCATGCGTGCCCCATCCATTACCTCAACAATAACATGAGCTTCATAAGAAGAGACCTTTTTCCCATCAATCTCATAAACTTTATCGCTTTTTTCAAGGATTTTGGACATCCCTCCTTCACCTACAATAGAATCCCTTCCTCCAGGAATTGTTATTGTTTTTCTTCCAATAACATGTCTTGTTCCTGCTTTAAGAAGGGGATTAAACCCAAGCACATCTGAAAGCCTGTTGTTTCCTCCATGTGTTTCATGTACCCCAAAAATATCAGCAAGGCTTTGGTATATTTTCTCGTATTTAGACTTAGCTTTATGTGAAGCTTCTTTATTCCCCCCAAAATGTTTATCAACAGATGTTGCCTTGATGAGCTTTCCTGTTGATTTTGATACAATTTCAAAGCCAAGCTTGCTGTTTAAGTAGTCACGAATATGTATTTCAAATTCTTCTTTTGTAAGGTTTTTAACATTTTTTACACCCTTCTTATCCTCTATAAATTTAAATAAATCTACAGCCTCTTGAAGTGCTTGGGGCCCAATATCTTTTCTTTTTTGGTTTACAATGGCATCACCAATAATTTTTGAGTTTTCTGAGCTTAAATTAGCTTTATTAATAATATTTGCTCTATTTTCTTCGGTTTTCTTTCTTTTTTCTCCAAGATTCAAGCCTGATTCATCGGTTTTGTCAAGAAATTTTTCAACTCTTTTATCTGTATCTATAATTTCATAGTCTACCCCTTTTTCGCCTGAGGCCACATCTCTTTCATGTTTTTTCTTTGCCCTATCAGATTCAAATATAAAGCCAATAACATCTTCTCTATTGGTTATTTTTCCATCAACTTCCTTAATCCCTGCTACCTCATACTTTTTTGCTTTAGCCCTTATATCTGCGTCAGACCAAGTTTCTTTTGCTTGTTCTCTAGTGGCTCCCCCAACAGTTTTTTCTTGAGTTGTTGTTTGGTTTCTAAATTCTCCAAATTTTTCTTTTATCTTCTTTTCAACTTTCTGCATCTCAACAATATTTTCATTAATTTCTTTTTGAAGCTCTGGGTCTTTTGTATTCTTTTCAAGCTTTTTAAGGGTTTGAATTCTTTCAATTAAACCATTGTTAAGATTAACAACCGATTCAGCTAGCGCCTGCGAAGAAGGGTAGCCTTCACGTTCAGCTATTTCTGCAAGCTCTTTATCCGATTTTAAGTTGCCATCCTTGTCAAACATTTTTTCTTTATTTTTATGAAAATCTTTGAGTATATCGTGCTCTGCCTTAGGAGCAGATTCATTTCTGATTGAGCTTTCTTCTGACTTACCAACTTCTTTATCCACCTCTCTTGATTCAATTCCTTCATCTCTTAAGGATTCTTGAGTTTCTTTTAATGCTTCGTTGGTTTTCTTTTCTTTCCAATCACTATAATCTTTTGTGGCTTTAGCGTAAGTCTCATTCCATTTTTCCATTCCTTTCTTGGTTAAAATTCCTTGAGTCTTTAATGCACCGAATAGCCCTACATTTCGAGCAAATGTATGAAGTATTTCCTTTCCTTGTATATCTTCTCCAGCATGAACTCTTTCAGCAAGCTCAACACCACTAAATAAAGAGCCCTCTGCAACAACTTGACCAGGAAGTCCAACAACACCTCTTGATACCAAGTAATCTTTTAACCCTAAATCATCAAACTTTTTACCACCAGCCTTATTAAACATAGATGCCTGAATAGCTCCCATACCACCACCAATAGCTCCAGTAGCAGCACCTAACATGCCTCCATGAAACGCTCCCCAAGCAGCACCTTCCATAAAATTCTTGCCTTCAATCTCATAATTCATTCCTGTAATGGCAGCCTCATATAAAGAAAGAACAGGTGCTTGTTGAATACCGCCATATAAAGCTTTATGACCTTTTGACAAGACATCCATAACTGCTTTGTCGCCCAAAGGCATATAAGAGTTTTGAGCTTTTTTAACAAGCTCTCCAACAGGCTTTCCTTTAATTCCTACCTCAGCTGCTTTTTCTGCTACAGTTTTTCCAATCTTTCTTTGGCTTGACCTTATGGCAACTTCTGTTGCAGCTTTTTGCTGAGCTCCTTGAAAAAGTCCTTTTTTAAGAGCAGCATTAGCAACTTTACCACCAATAAATCCACCTGCTCCCATTGTAAGGACATCTAAAGGCATTAAAAACGAAACCACACTAGCCCCAATATCTTGTAAAATACTAAAGTCAGATTCATCTACATCATATCTTGATTCGCCTGTGAGTAATTTTTCTGCTGTTCCTGTTAAAGACCTATTATAAGCAGCCTTCATGAAATCATATGAATTGTCATCAATCCACCAGTCTGCTAGGTTTGCAAAAAACCCAAGGTCTTCAGTCTTTTTTTGTGTTTGTTGAGGCATTTGGTAGGCTTCTTCTTGCCATATTGCGCCTGTAGGAATTGCTTCGCCTTTCTTGTCTAGTTCCCAATAAAGAACATCATCAGGCATATACCTATAGTATTCTGGCCCTTCTTGTCTTGCTTTTTGTAAATATTTTTTTGTCTGTTGACTTATTGCCATTTATTTAATATGTTGCAACATCTTGCACTTTTTGTATAGCCGAAGCTTGGTTGTCCAATACCGATTTCATAAGACTTTCATAAAATTCTAAAGCAGATAAAAGATGATGCTCTGTCTTAAAGTTGCCTGTAGCATAATGTTTAGCCATATTTCCTTCTCGGTAACTTCCACCTAGATTATTCCATCCAAGCCACTTTTCACCATACTGTTTTTCTTTAGCTCTAAGAATTTTCCATGCATCAGTTCCCTCCAGACCTATATCTTTAAGTTGAGACATCTCAAATTTAACTTTATTATATTTTTCAGTATCTTCATCATAAACCTTTTTCATTTCTAAAAGCTCTTTATAGGAAATCCCTTTAATAGGTGCTTCTGGGTCAAGCTTTTCATTCGTATTGAAAATTTTATTTCTAAGGTTAACTACTGTAAATTTGTCTGCTCCTCTTTGAGAATTCACATAATCATCACCCTTTGAATGATGCCATTTATAAATATTGTCCCAATCTGTTTTCTTAAATGGCCCTGGATAACTTCTTGTAATTTGTGTTTTCCATATATCTGTAGGCATTAAATTTTCTTTTTGAAGATTTTCGGCAGACAGGTCTGGCCACAAGTCCTTTACTCCAAGTTTTCCGCTTGAAGCATCTATAATATTAAAATATTGCTCTCCACCATATTCTACCTTATCTATAACTTCTTTAATTTGATTATAGTGACTTGTCATTTGTTTTAAAGGTTTCTTTAAATGGCTTTTACCTTCTGGGAAATCTTCAATATTTTTTTCATAGTTCCCCTTTGAAGTATCTGCTTTAATTAAATCAGATTGAGAAAAATCGATTCCAGTTTCCTCTTCTGTTTCTGTTTCTGTACCAGTGATAATTTGGTCCTTAAGGTCAACCGAATAATCAGGGACAGTTATGCCAAGACCTTCAAGTATATCTATCTCATGTTTATCTTTGTAAGCAGTATTGTATCTATTGGCTTCTCCAAGATAGAAAAACTTTTGAGCCTGAAGGGATTTTGTATATTCTCTTGCTTCCGCAACCTTATTTTCAAGGTCCTGTCCTGTACGACCTTGCCTTACATAATAATTTCTTATATCTGCCTCAGAGCCAACTTTAAATGTCTCTCTTTCTGTGCCAAGGTCTTCATCTCCTTCCAATGTATAAAGCCCTAACCTAAGAATGGTATCAAAATGCTTGTATTGTTCTCCTAGCTTATATATTTGGTCTCTATTCTTCCCATCCATCCACTCAATTTCTTTAAGATTTCTATTATTCCATTGTTGAATTTTTAATGGATTTGGAGTTTTTAAATTTTGTTGTAAAAATTTTTGTTCATTTGGAGATATTCTTCCATCATCGAGAGCTGATACGGAAGAAAGTAATACATTTTCAAGTTCAAGATATTTTTTTGCAAGATATGGATTATTTCTATTGATTCTTTCGCCATGCCTGCCCATGAAGTCTCTCATATTGGTTCCATAGCTTTGATAAACACCTATAAGCTCTTGCTCTTTCTCTGCTCTTGTTTTTTCTCCCCAATTAGCTTTCGCATAAGCATCTTTATCGGCTTGGGTTTCTAACGACCCATGCTGTGCAAGTTGCCCAACAAGGTCATATGCTTGATTAGGAAGAGCATCAATATTGCCAATCATAGTATCGTAATGATTTAAGTTTTCTGAGTGCTCCTTTAATTTCGTTTCAGTTATCCCAAACATATCCATAACATCTGCGCTCATTCTATTTAAATTATTTTTCTTATACTCAGTGATTTTATTTCTCATATTTGCAATAGATTCAGCACTATAATTAGACTCAAAGCCTTCTGTGAGAGCTGATAAAAACGAAGTTTGGGTGGAATCTCTATAGCTCTTGTTTCTACGAACCCCTGAAGCAATTTCTCCTCCAATGCCCAGAACTTGCATAAGATTCTTCATTGATGATGATTCCTTAAACCCACTTTTCTTAGGTCGTCTGAATTGAGATTCGTACTGATTTCCAAAATTATTTGACATTAATGTTTTCCTATATATTTATTATGGTTTTTTTCGCTCCTCAAGAAGTTCTTTGTATCCCATTATTTGAGATAAAATATCCTTGCCTGCGGAAGCCTTTTGTTTAAGTATAGATTCTAATATTTTACCAATTGATGAGCTAAATGCTTTATCCGCCATTCTTCTTTGTATCTGGGGAGCTGCTGAAGCCGCAAATCCTCCTGTCACATCCTTTGCAAGACTGTCAAGAAGATTGTAAGTAGCCCCTTCCTTAACGTCTTCTAGAATAGGTTCGTAATATGCATCTCCTTGACGTTCAATAACATCAAGGTTTAAAGCATTGACCTCGCTTGGGTCTATCCCTGCCCCTTCCTCAAAACCACCCATAACATTTAACGCATGTGCAATGCTGTCTGGGTCAAAAAAATCAATAGCACCTGGACCCTTAATTCCTAAGTTAATACCAGCTATATCAGGTGTACTGGTTAAATAATAATTACTCCCATAATAAGGGTCGACTGAATATCTATAAGTGTCAAGTTCCCCTGATTCTTCCAAGGCAGCACGAAGTGCGCCTTCATCTTCGGCTCCTTGATGAATAAATTCACCTCTCCAATTAGGGTCAACTGCTCCGAAATCAAGAAAATAATCTCCAAAGACTCTATCAAGAGCATCTGACGCTATATGCCCTAATCCCGAATAGTCATAAGTTTGAAATCCTTCTGGAGCCATGCCTGTTATATAATCTAAAGAATCAGGCCTAAAACCCGTTCCTGAGGTATACATATCTGCCACATTAACTTCATATGGGTCATAACCATATGTATATTCCCACTTACCTTGTCCTGCAGAACCTCTTTTTACTCTAGATTTAATTCTTTGAGTATCTCCATGGAAGATAAGGTCGTCTAAACCTATCTCTGTTCTTGCGTATGGGTTGTTAAATCCGTTTGACATTAATGTTTTCCTATATATTTATTATGAATGTTCTTCAAGAAGTTCTTTATATCCCATTATTTGAGAGGCAAGGTCTTTGCTTGCAGAAGCTTTTTGCTTGATTATAGATTCTAATATTTTACCAATTGATGACTTGTATTGTGATTTTGCCCTTCTTTTTTGTGCTTGAGGAATTGCTGTTGCTGCAAGTCCTCCTGTTAAATCTTTTGCAAGACTATCAAGAAGGGTATAGGCAGATGTTTCTCTAACGTCTTCTAAAACAGGCTCATAATATGCGTCTTCTTGGCGCTCAATAACATCAGGGTTTAAAGCAGTGACTTCAGACGGGTCTATGCCTGCACCCTCTTCAAAGCCACCAATCACATTTAATGCATTTGCGATACTATCTGGGTCAAAGAAATCAATTGAGCTTGGGCCTGCTATACCTAGAGTAGCAGTCGATAGCTGAGGTCCGCCTGTCTCAATCGCCACATCCTCCCAAGGTTTTGCTTGAGTTGTATATTGATAATCCGTAGGGTCATCTGAAACAGCTCCTACGTCTTTTAAAGCAGTAAGATAATCATCTGGGTTTACAAATATTCGCCCCCCTTCAACATGGTCTGCGTCATACCATCCCCAAGCGTCCCCATATCCGCTCTTAACATCACCAACATCAAGAACATAATCTCCAAAGACTTTATCAAGAGCATCCAAGGCTATGTGCCCTAATCCTGAATAATCATAAGTTTGAATTCCTTCTGGAAGAAGTGAAGATATTCGAGCAATTTCATCGGCAGAAAGACCTCTTAAATCTTTTAAGGAAGCTGAATATGGGTCATAACCATATGTATATTCCCATTTGCCTTGCCCCGCAGAGCCTCTTTTCTTTTTACTTGTAATTCTTTGAACATCTCCACGAAGTATAAGGTCCTCTAAATCTATAGGGCCGCTCTTATATGGGTTATTAAATCCGTTTGACATTCTTATATTCTCCTATGTGAGAGGATTTCTAAATCCAGGATTAACTAATTTAGGCGCTCGATACTCAGGGTCCATTGATGCCATGAATGGGCCATATCCAAGTTTTACAAGAAGCGATAGTAACTGACCTCCCTTAGTTCCTTGGAATTTTGCCAGTTCATCTCCTTGCATAAAAGGAATAAGTTTCTCAAGCATTGATTCCTGGACTAAGCCTGATGCTGGCTCAATAAAGGGCATGTTAATAGACCTGCTTTTTGCATCAACAACCTGTTCCATAGGTTGAGATAAGTCTCCTCCTGCCCAGCCAGCTGCCGCCGCTTGTTCTGCAAAGGATTGTCCAGTGCCAGGTCCAACAGGTAGCGCATCTTTTCCTAATTCATAAGGAGTAGCTATATACGATGCCCACTCCTCAAGAGGACCTTGCACAGGAAGTTTTTTCGGGTCAATAATACCTTGCTCAATTAATCTTTCTTGAACTGTCGCAGGAACTTCTCCCGATGCAACTTTAGCTACAGATTCAGCTTTACCTAGATTTGTTGGTAATGCTGCTGAAGTTAAGCCGCCCATCATTGTGCTTGCCCTTAGACTATCGTCAAGATGCTCTTCAACCTCCTCTACAGCCTCATCAATAAAATCATATTCTTTTGTTCCTTCGTATTTTTCTTTAAGGGCATTAACCTCATCAAGAAGTCCTTCCTGCCTACTTTTTTCTTCACCATGTGCGGTAATTGCTCCAATAGCACCCTGCATTCCAGACTGAGCTGCCTTGCTCTTAAGAAGAAAATCTACTATATTTTTCCCAGTTGCAGCTAATTCTGAGCCACCTGCGGCAGCTGCAAGTGGAGGGGCAAGTCCTGCCAATATTACATTAAGAAGTGCGCTTCCGCCCATACCTTTAAGACCTGCCATAAGGGCTGCCTTACCCTTTCCTTTTCCTACTTTATTTTGAAGATTTTTAAGAATTTTGTTAATTTCCGCTACTTTTTCTTTTTTGCTTTCAATCTGTGAAAGATATGCCATAGCTTGGTCGAACTGTTGTTCAACTTGACTTTCTGGGTCGCCTGCATATCTCTCTGCTAATTCGTGAACTGATGCCATTTTTCTTCTCCTATCCTAACCAGTAATTTAATACTAATAATTTAATTTTCATAATCAGCTTATGAAGTAATATCCCACTTACACACTACAGTCATAAGTGTATCGTAAGATGTAGATGGAACTGTTACTTTAATTGCATACACCTTGCCTTTTGTCATAGTGTTAACCCCACTCGTCATTGATGAAAAGCTAATATCTTGAGTTGTGTCGTCAGCTATATTAACAACAGTGTCTTTTGTTCCTGTAACACTTCCTGGGACCTCAGTTGCATCAGCTGCTTCATATATGTCTAATTCTATTGTCCCATTTTGTGCAATCTCACTTCTAAATAATATTTTTTCTATACTTCCATTATAAGGTGCAACCATAGTAGCATACTCAGTAGAGTTGCTTAAAGTAGTCCTTTCAATAATATACCCAGGTAAAGGGATGTAATAAGATGTTCCTGAAGATGCCATAAAGTTACATATCTTGCTCTCATAATAATATTGAACAGTTGTTGGTGTTGAGGCAGCTAAAGAGTTTCCATCTGTTATCTGTATATCATCACCATGTTCATTTGTAAAGTATAATTCATTAGGAGAACCTGTTTTAACCCATATCTGTCCATAACCAGACACATCAGAAACAGCTCCAGGCAATTCTTTTAAAAGTATAGAATTGTCTGATTTAAAGGCAGAACCAACAGGTGCAACTAAAGTCATATTACCATCAGGAGTTATTTGCAATTCTCCATCAGGGTCTAAAATTAAATGACCTACCGTAGCACCATCATCAACAGTAGCTAAAGTAGTTGCTCCTGATGCACCTATTGCAATATTGAAAAAATCAGCTTGGTCAGCATTATGATACATTCTAAGTCTATTTGAACTAATATTAGCTATAGTAGTTCCTGACCATTTAAAGTCAATTATCCCATCTTCAGAATCAATATTAATAGTTCCATCAACATCTAATGTTAAATCTGCAGCATGGGCCGCAGAATCATTAGTAGTTATCGTTGTAGCTCCATGAGCTTCTGTTTTAATAGATAAGTAATCATCTGTTGAAGCTCCACCATTTTCATATAAATAAAACCAAGAAGCAGAATGATGAATTTGAAAGTCACCAAATAATGTGCCAGCATTTTTAAGTCCTATTTTATCGCTTGCGCTCGATAATACAGCATCAAGATAAATATCTCCATCAGCGTCTAAAGTTAAATGTGCTACCGCTGTATCAGCATCTATAGTAGTTATCGTAGTTGCTCCTTCAGCTCCAATACTTATATCAAAAAAGTCAGCCTCATTCGCATCGTCAAATATTCTAAATCTTGTATTATCACAATCAAATACAAAATGCTTGGCAGTATCGTCATATATACTAACTTTTCCACCATCAGCATTTAATTCAATATCATTTCCTGAATCAAGGGTAAGGCTGCCTAAAACGGAGTAAGTAGAAGAAAGTCGTCTGGACGCTCCTATGGCTTTTTGAATATTATTTATTTGATTTTCAAGAGAATTAAATGAATCCCCTACCTTAACCCCTTGCCATTTCCCATTTGCCTTAATATATAGTTTTAATGCTTCGGGAGTAGTTCTAAATGTAATATCTCCTTCTTTACCATCTTTGTTAGAAGGAATTCCTTTTCCGATAGTGGGAACTGATGCCTTTCTTGAATCAAGGTTTCTTGTTGTGTGGGTACTTCTAATACTCATTACTTAACTCGTTTAGGTCTGAATATTATTGTAATGTCATTAATTTCAAAGTCTGGGGAAACTGCTCCTAAGATATATTTTGAGCTACTTGTTATCGAGTTCCCATATCCACGCTCTGTAAATGTGCTAACTGTAGCTGTTTGATTGCTTGTATTGTAGGAAGTTATCCTTCTAACATTATATCTTGCAGGGCCATCATAAATACTTAAAATATAATTACTATAATCTGTACTTTCCAAGTCTCCATGAAGTCTTGCTGTTGTTGTTCCCCCTGATACACAGGTAGTTGCTCCAGGAGAACTTGTTCCCACAGGGTTTGAAGAAAGAACAAGCTGAATACTTTTAATATTATTAATTGATGCCGATGGTTTTAATTCGGCCACCTGCCATTCTCCAGATGTATTTAAAAATCCTTTTCCTGCAGCTGTATCATAATAGGTTGAATTGCTAAATGTGGAGCTTGTTGTCCCACTTCCGTTTGTTCCATACAGCATCTTAACGCCTGAGTGTCCTGTCGTTTTATATGTAACATATATTTTGTATATTTTTTTATCTACTGAGGGGCTTCCAAAATCAAAATCTTTGGATTTCCACAAAGGATATGTATCTGTGCTTAAGGTTGGGTCTCCCTCTCCATCTGAATCATTGCTCCATTTATAAAAATTAACCTCTGTATTATCGGTAGCAGTGACATATGCAAACACCATATTTCTATGTATATTTATGAAATTACTATAATATTGTCCACCTGCATCTGAGGTCACAGTTGGAAAAAGATTTCCCCAAAAATATGATTGATAGGCATTAAGTTCTAAATCATATAAAAGCCATATGCTATTACCACTACTCTTTATTTCTGGACTAAATATAAGTCTGTTACTTCTTTCGTCATATCCTATTAAAGAAGTAGCTCCTATAGTGAAACCATCGCTCTGAAGGTGGCGAGTCAAACATTCAACCCCTTTCCCATCAAAGAACCATAAACCTATATCATTTATCCATGCAATACCGTTACTTGTTTTTACTACCTGGTGAGGCTTATTAACACCTGTATTAGGGTGCTCAGACTCAATAACGTCAAACTCTCCCGATATATTTAATATATATAATTTATCTTTTTTAAATTGAAGGAGTCTATCTCCAAATGATTCAAGTGCTGTAATTTCATCACCATCACCAACAGCAACATCAAGAAAATTAGTTTCAGGAAATATATCGAATCTATTGATAGGGCTTTTTATCATTCTATCAGGATAACTTCTGCCTCCTTGCCTTATGTTCCCTATATATACTCTTCTTCCAGCAAGAGCAGATACGTTGAACTTGGCATCAATAATTGTCTCTGGGGAAAATCTATTTTCTGTTATATATGTATAAATTGGCTTCCCCTTAAGTTCTGTTTTTATGGTTGAACATTTTCCTGTACTGCTATAATCACTTGATTGTGCGAGGATTCGTTCATCTTCCGTATCTGCAAATATTTGATAAGTTCCTTTATCAAAATTAACACTTGAAAATAATAACCAATCAGGAGAAGAAGATTCATTTGTCACATCTTTCATATATATTTTAAATCCATTAATTCTTGGATTCCAAGTGCCATGATTGTTTCCATTTTTATATCTAAATTTTATTACACACTCAGGTATTGTTCTCTCTCCTGTCCAATCAACAGTAACATCTCGAGATAGTTCTTGAACTTTATAAATCTTAGAATTATCAGTAATGGCAAGTGCAGTTGTGCCATTATAACCCCTTCCTTTTGTGTTTGTGCCTCCAACCCCAACTCTCAAGTCATTACTGTTTTTGCTATCTACTCTTAATTGCTCATGATATTCGTGATAATAACTATCATAATTTGCACTATCTCCAGCAACATCAATCTGTATAATGTCTCCAGCTGAAAAATCATCTCCTCTATCAACAGCAATGGTCGTGCCATCATCAGCTATTCCTGAGCCATTATCAACTAGGTTGGTCGTATTATTACTTGAATTTGTTTTAACCTCTAGCTTATGCCCCATAGTCATTAGTGACTCTTGTACTTCTTGCCCTGGTCCATCATATGTAAATGACATTGCAAAATTCCATTTTCTTTTTAAATCAGGAGGAATCAGCTCTTGGTCAGCTACGCTTGATGCCTTGCCAAGCAATTGACGAACTTGAGTTGTTCCAGAAATATTTCCAACCTTATCATGAGACCCATGATAGAAGTAAACTTTGCTATTATCAGCGCTACTTCTCTTCCCCTCATATATTCCATTTATCTCTGGCAGTCCTGTTTGTCCTGTAATTTCAATATATGCAGTATCTGCCCATTTATCATAGTCATCATCGCTACTATTCAAAAATGGCATGTCATCTTCACCTAAAGTGACCTCAATAGCTCCTGGGATTGATGTTGATGCTTCTTCTAAATCTACCCAGGAACCAGTTATATCAGCATAATATTGCTCTGCTGTGGCATCATGTTCATCAATGTAAAAAATAGCATCATCATTATCAATCCTAAAAGTTGTTGAGGTTTCGACTGAGCTTACAGTCCAAGTATTATTATAAGTTGACATATTCTCGTTGTCTCCACTAAGGTCTACCATTCCACTTATAACTATCTCGTCCCCCTCAGTAAATCCATGAGCACTGCTTGTATAAACTCTAGGGTTCGTAATAGGTATTCCTGTACCTGGGCATTCAATACGAGTTATTCCAACGCTAAGTCCTCCTGATGCAAATTCAAGCGCAACTTTTTCTCCCTCTCTTGGATGCCATCCTGATGATGGAGTCCCATCTGTTCCATAATTTATTTCATTCACAACCGTTAAAGATGGCTTTCCTTTGCTTTGTTCTGTCCAACTTACATTAGTTGGAGATGTTAAATATGAAGGATAACCCTTTCTCATATTGTTTGGAGGCTGTGGAGTCTGAATGTCTTCAGTCCATTCATTTACAGAAGTTGAGTTAGAACATTCAAATAATCTATCTTTTTTAATGTGTCCAAAATATTTAGGAACATTAGCGTAATAAATGATTGAATTATCTGAGTGAGTTGTTGCTTTTGTATTTGCAAAGCCTCTAATCACTACAATACTTGTTCCACTAGAAGAACCAGTAGTCACATACATAACCTCTTGGTCAATTTGTATAATAGAACCTTTAGCGATTGTTCCGCTTGTAGTTACAAGTTTTGCTTGGTCTTTTAATATTGCTCCATTAAGAGTATAGTTTGTGTTTTGAACATCAAAATTTGAATCACATACCCTTAATCCTCCATCAACATTATAATAATTAGGCTTAACTGTTGCTGTTCTGCTGCCAAGAGAAAACTTAGATGAATGCCAAGTAGTTGTATCTAAGTCATATATATCAATATCAGCAGCGTCATTTAAAATTATTAAATCATTAAAGGCATCATCAGCTTCTTGAAAAGCTTTGAAGCAATATACATTATCAATTGTTCCTGCTCCTGCACAAGCTGATTGGTCTGCGGTAAACCATAAATGACTTCTATCTGTTGGTGCAGTAAACTCAACCATATGAGTTCCAATATCATAATCTGCAGCAGATATATATGTCTCATCTGGAGAGCTTCCCGTAGCCTGATTAGCTCCTCCAATTGCAAGGTTTAGCGATGCTGCACCTACATCAAACCACAACTGATAGGTTACATCAGCATCTATTGCTCCCCCTCCAAGAGTATTGATTAATGAAGCATCTTCAGCATCAGAATATTGAAAAGCTGCTAATCCAGAACTTCCGCTATTAATATCCCAGCCATCATCATTTCCTCCTGCGTCTCTATCAGCCCAATTACTTGCAAAATCAGTTCCATTTTGAATAATATCTGTTCTTCCAAGATTATAGTCATGAGAAAATGCATGAAGTCCATATCCCTGCTCATAGCCTCCAGAAGATGCAGTAATGTCTGAGGTTGTATGACCATTTAAATTCGTCTTATCATACAATGATTTTCCATTTCCCTCAGTTATAAGTCTTCCAGGACTTCTAGTTGATAGGCGTGATAAAACATTTTGATTATCAGCAATATCTCTTGGGTCAAACTTATTATTTGACCCCCCATGAAACTCTAATATTTTAAACTCTTGTTTGGCCACTTATAATAATTTATCTTTACAAACTGCCCATACTTTATCGTCTAATTTATTTTTAGAAGATGATACTAAATAATCTCCAACTTTAACGAAAACTTCTTTTAATATTTTTTCGCTAAATAAATTTTTAATAATTATTGATATTACTTTCTTCATTTTTTCTCCTTGTTTTTATCAATTAATAGCATCTCGATTAATCTTCCTTGTTGAAATACTACTCTCTCTAGTTCATCAATTCTTTCATCTGCATCGTTAGGCTCCTCAACATACTTCATTACCTTGTATAGATTAAACTGCTTTGCAAGCAAGCCTACTATTTTATTAATCACCATCTTCTGAAGCATTAGGAACCTCCCATTTACTTAAGTCTAACATTTGTAGCGGTCTTTCAATTACATGGTCTTTAAGCTTATCATTTTGGATTTGAACTTTGGTTCCACCTTTAACAAAAGGTTTTCCATTAGCCATTCCAATATCATAGCAAAAGAATGTACATTTCCAAAAACCACATCTTATTACTCTTGCAGGCCTTCCATCTAAGATTACAACATCGTCAGTATTTAAATCCTTGCCTGCGAAAATTTTTATGGATTCGACTACGGATTCAATAGTCGACTTAAATAATAAAAGAGCAACCCCAGATACAAATAACCATACCCAATTCCCAAAGAATCCCTCTGCTTGTCTCTGTAATTCCTCTTCGTTCATATTTATTTTCCATCAATCAATTCACCCCATAATGAGGTTCTTCCATCTATTATCTGTATTACATGTACAGTAAAATGTCCTTTTGTAAAAAAATCAACAATTGCAAATGCATGTGCCCAGTTAATTGGTCTTCCACCAAGCCATGTATTTTGCTCATCTCTCATATCCTTTAGGCACCCAATGCTCCAAGCTGACTTTTGACCATCCATATGTGTTACTGAACTCTGCTGTATGTCGTGATGATGACCATACATTACATTCGTTCCAAGACGTATCAGATGATTTCTTGTATGCTGAACTCCCGCAAAATGATGGCCATGATAAAAGTGTAGTTTCCCAATCTTGAGATACTTTCCTGCTTGGTAATACTTGTAATTTCTTTCTTTCAGTTTTACGCATTCTTCAAACCTATAGTTAGTTAAGTATGGATTTTCATCAACAAAACGATTCATCCAATCATCATGATTTCCTTCAATCATGTATTTTTCTTTACAATTAGCCTTATCTAAGGACTCATCAATTAAATCCATGCCCTTATTTACGTCTTTAACGTCTTTTTCTATAAAAGGTAACTGATACTCTAGGGGTGGTCTTTTTTTCTTCTTCCATTGCCAATGAGAGCAACCATGCCACTCACCTACGTCACCTAAATCTATATAGACATCAGGCTTTACTATTTCTATTGCTTTCTTAACTACATTTATTGCTTTTTTATCATGTAGTGGAAAGTGTTTGTCTGGCGTTACAAATACACGCTTTACAACGCCTTTATCATTATTCATAAAAACCTATTTTTTTAGTTCATTATGTATTTTTAAAAACAAATATACAAGCGAAGCTAGCCCAACAGCTACCCTAACAGCTACAGGCAACCATTCAATCCATGTTATACCCATACCCGTCAGCCCAACTCCCATAGTTTTTAAAATATCCATTATTTTTTACTTTTTCTTAGTAGTGTATTTTCTTCCATCCCACGTAAAAGTTTTCTTTCCTGCCTTGCTAGCCTCAGCAAAAGCTGCTCTAAAACTCTTTGCTGCCCCAGATTTCTTTTTATATGTAGGGAAAGCTCCACCTTCAGTCATAGTTACAGAAGTAGGTTTTTTACGAATCTTTCCAGTTGCCTCAATCTTTGAGGGCCTTACATTTTTAGGAACTTTTACATAATCCTGTCCTGCGCCTTCTTTTTTCTTTTCAAGATTAATTGCACGTTTATTGATTTTTTTAAGGTTTCTTTTTTCTTGCCTTTTAGCTCGCCTTTCAGCTATCCTTTCTTTACTAAAAAATCCACCTCTTTTCTTTTTAACTTCTCCACCCTTTCCGTATCTCTCAACTCTTCCGCCAGCATCATATACTGGAAAATCATAATCTCCTGCCACTATTTCTTCTCCTTTTCTTGTAGACTATTTAAATCTTGTAATAATTCAATCTTACCAAGTATCTTAAGCATTTCTTGATTAATTGCGCCAAGCTCTTTTTCCATTTGAGACTTTTTAGAATTTAATGCATTATAAGACTTAACCTCATCTTTTAATCTATTGTCTATTTTTTCTGCCATTATTACCTCTGTTTATTGCAATATTCCTATTGATATTAAATCATCAACTAATTGAGCTAAATTATCTCCAATTGCTGCAAGAGTCCCATTAGCATCTAAACTTCTTGGAGTGCCACTTTTATTGCTTACTGTCCAATCTGGGGCTGCTGCTGCTGTTTGCCCATTACACGCAAATTGACCTGTAACTGTCATATTTCCACTTGTATCTATTTTTAATTTTGTTGCCCCTGCTAATGCTCCTCCAGTATCCATAACAAAGCTTCCTGAGTCAGAATAATCATAACCCATAATCCATTTTCCTGTTGCTCCATCTAAGAACTTTATAGCCGAATCAGCATTCCCACCTGATGCAATATGTACACCAGTATCTCCAGAGCTTGTAATTTTACACGTTCCATTTGTAGAGGATGATGTACCTATAACAATTTGATTATCCGTTGTATTATTTATAAGCTCAGCATTTCCGAAAGTTATTTCATTTCCAGTAATTGTTAAGCCTCCCTTAATATAGCAGTTTCCACTAGCATCTATAGAAAAATCATTATCTGCTATTGTTCCATCAAAAGAAGCATCTGTATTTATTACAAACCTATCTGCAGAATCATCAATTCCCATTATAGATTTTAATGTTGAGTGGCCAAACACTACACTTCTATCAGTTCCATCGGCATCAGCTCCAAGAGTAAAAGTTCCACTACTTGTTCCTGTGACCGTCAAATCTCCAACTACCGTCACATCATCTGATGACAATGTAATGGCTGTAGCACTAGAAGATTTTATATCATTTCCAGTAACCGTTAAATCTCCTGCGATTGCAACATTATCAGAGGTATCGAGAGTAATTGTAGAGCCTCCATCTGAAGCATATATTATATTATTTCCTAACTTAACTCCTGCTGAGGCAGTTACTAAACCAGTAAGAGTTGATGTACTTGAAACATCTAATGTTCCATTTAAATCTACTGTTGGGGCTGTTATATCTAAAGTTGTGCCTGCATTTATTTCCAGATGCCCATTTGATGTTGCTATAATATTTTCTCCACCAGCTGCATCGTGGAAAGATAACTTACTATCTCCTGCTAAAACTAATTCATCAGCACTCTCGTCCCATAACATATATTGCCCAGATGTTGCTCCAAAGAATTTTACATCATAGCCTGTATCATCAACACCAACACTTATATTTCTGCTTGAATCAATAGTTATTGCATCTACTATAGTATTGCTTCTTGTTGGACTTCCTGTGCCAACTGTTCTATTTCCAATCTTTAAATTTCCTGACGTGTCTGACTGTATTTGCCACACATCTCCAGCATCATCTGCATTGTCTGCCCCTAAGAATAGGATAGCTTCTTGGCCCTCAATTCCTAATACTGATGTAAAACCGCCATTTGATGTGTCTGATGTTACTGTAAATAAATTTTCAGAGCTTGAATTTGCAACAGATAAAGCATTCCCTGTAGCTAAACTAAGAGTCTTGCTTCCTGTTGATGTAGCTCCTGATAATACTTCGTCAACCCAATTTGTTGCCATTTACTGCTCCTATAGTTTTGGCACAGATAGAAACCTTACTCCAGATTTTCTATGTGGCCACCTTTTAATTCCTCTTTGATACATTTGCATATGATACTGGGCATTTTGAACATTTCCCATATTTTCGTACATTCTGCATTTTATATAATCTAAAACATATTTATGTAAACCTGAGTCAACTCCCAAATCTGATTTTAAATCTTCTGTTGCAGCTGATGCTGTTTCGTACTTAGAATGATATGTAATCCTTATTCCGTTACTTACAGTGCTTCCTTGATAGGAGTCGTATCTTTCTCTTGTTTTTTCTCCTGAAGAGGATGATGCTTGTTCGCATAAAATTGCCAACCTATCATCATCATTATACCATGAAAAATATGAATTTGGATATGTTCTTTTATCTGTTGCCATTAAGTTAAAGACTCCGCTGTTTCGTCTGTATCACCTCTTAATAGTTTGTGAGGGTCTGCTAGTTTTGGTATCATAACATATCTGTCATTTGAATCTTTTATCTCAACTCTAACAATATCCATCATTTTACTATCTAATTCGTACCACCTTTGATATGTAACTAAATCTGTTTTTGAGACTCTTGTATAATGCTGAATTTCTCCACTCATCTCAGTTAAAGCATCATTAATCAATTGTAACATTAATTTTTCTGACTGTTGCCCAAAAAGTTGTTCTACTTGTTCTATTATATTTTTAACTGTCATTATCTAGCTCCTTGTTGAGGTTGAGCTTGCACAAGCCCTAGTGCTTGAATACCTTGAGCATAATCTTGTTTTAAATTTTGTATTATAGGTAAATATAATTCAGGGTCTTCTTCGTCTACAGATAAAGATTCAAGGGCTCTTATTGCTGCATATATAATAACAAGATATTCAGCTTCATTTGGAAAATTAGATATAACGCTTACAGCACTTGCATCTATTGATGGGTCTGCAATTAAATAATATATACCAGATGATGATGCTGGAAGAATATTTAACTTACCACCTTCCACATAATATACGGGGTCAGTTGCGGTCGCAAAATGCATACTACTTGAGTCAGCTGCTTCATATTTATTTTTTGGGTCTATTTCTCTACATTTTACAGTTCCAGCATAAACACTTCCAATATGTTTTGAAGCTATAGTTTCTGCCTCAGAGCCTGCGGCAGCAGATGTAAAAGTATTCTTCCCATAACACATATTCTTCAATTCCTGAGGAAACATATTTATAAGCTCTCTTATTCCATCATTACACCATTGGTCTAGCTCAGTCTCAGTTACACTTGTTCCAGCTAGTGCTTGTATTTGCGCACTTAATGTTGCCATTATCTAGCATTCCTATCAGCAATATCTTGGTCCATTGTTGTTTGACTAAATTCAACCTGCGTTTGAGAGCTCCAAGTTGTTCTCATATTAACATGGTCTTTTGTATTGTTATGCTTTAATGGTGCTTGATTAACCTCTACAACCTTACCTTTATCTTTATCATATACGAATATCTTTCTTGGCATTATTTATTAAACTATTCCCTTTTTAAATTTTGCCAATCTATTTCTTAAAGCCATCAATTGTCTTGGACTCATTCTTCCCGCTCCTGAACCACCTCTTCCTGCTATAGGGGGCCTAGGGCTTACAGGGCTTGGTCCTGGATTTCCTAACGATGGAGACATTGGATTGCCTCTATGTGGACCATAAGGAGGAGTTCCAGAATAATTTTGTACATTAAAGCCTTGAGGAGCATTTTGTCCAGGAGGTCTTGGCGCACTCCTTTGTAGTCCTTGTCCAGGACCTCCACGAAAACCATATCTAAATCTTGGATTTATTGGCTGATTTGGAACCATTCCACCATATTGATAGCTCCCAATAGGTCTATCATAATATTTTTGTCCAGCCCCTGTATCATCCATTCCAGGAGCAATCCCTTCACTAGAGCTCCCACCCATAGTTCCAGGATTTACTGGAGGCACCATTCCTTCGCCTGGGTTAGGTGCTGGAATTCCTCGCTTTAATAAAAACCTGTCATCCGCATCTACCTGTGGCATTATTCCTGGCACTGGAACTATTCCTCCTTTTCTATAATTTCCTTCAACTTGCATTGATTTGCCTGAATTTTTTGCATAATTTGCAGCCTCTTTCATACCTTGCTCAGTATAAGGAAACTTCATTTTTCCTACTTTTGGCATTACTTTCCTCCTCTTTTTCTTGCATCAAATACTGGTGGTAATTTACCATGAGTATTGATATATTCCAAAACAGCCTGCGTCTTAGGATTGACTGCTTTCTTATTAATTACATATTCTCCACCTTCAACTTCAATGATGACTCCACCATTTTCATGAGATGGTCCATTGATGTTCCCACCAACGACATATTTTTTACGTTTCTTCTTAGGCATTATCCGTAATACGCTATTACAGAACCAGAATCAAGTTCAATTGAATCAAATTTGCCATATATTGTAGTGCCTTCAGGTATTTTAAACGTAGCAGGAACTGTTCCTGATAGATTTGTTGTGCATTCTGAAGTGTCTACAACTGAGGCTTCTAGGCCTGTGACCGCCACAAAAGGGCCTGTTATTTCATCTGTACCATCTATTATAACTGCACCATTTTGACCTAAGGCTGCATTTTGTGCCTCTACAACTGTAAAGTTGTGTAATGATTTTTTAAACGCCATATTATCCTCCCTGCCCTAAGCACTGGCTGTGCGTGAATGGGCTTGTTATTGTTATATAAAATTCTTAGTAGATTTGGAGTGAGCCCTTTATACGACCCACTCCATAGTTCTACAAAACTATTAAACCTTATTGCTTTGGTTATTATTATCCAGCTGCAGTTGCAAATGGGCACTCTGATGCATCCATAACCAATCCATGAACATACCATCTTGCTCCATCTGTAAATATGTCAAACATATCTCCAGGACTTGCACTAGCGGTACATGCAATAAAGTCGTCATTGTTGACCGCTTGGTCACCTGCGTCTCCATCACCAATACCACCTATTAATCCAACCACATCATTTCCTGAGCCAAAGTCAATATTTACTTTTTGACCCATACCTTCGTCAGAACCATCAGTATCTTCTGTTAGAACTATTTTACAATTCCAACCAGATTTAATATCTGATAGTGCTGGCAGGTCTATTTCAGTTGTAGCTGTAGGATTAACCATTATAACTGAGCCACTGTCATCTGCTGTTAGTGTTGTATCAGCCAATACTTTTTTTATTTTTATATAAAAATCACTAACATTGCTATTTTGATTTAGATAATCACTTCTCATCTTACGCCTCCTCTAAGTTAATCAACGCATGTGTTTCAGGAAGAGATACTTCAAGACCTGCTTCTGTAAGAATCATATCCTTACGCAAATCTTCATCTGCTTGTTGCACATTTGTTGTAATTGAGGTGTCTCGATTAACGCCATTACCAACAAGAGGTCTGTAAGATACGTGGTCTAAATCAACCATGCACATAAAACCTGCTGCAAAACCTCTAAATAAAGGTTCTTTAACAAGAGATACGTCACCATGAATGGTTTCGACCTTTGTAACTTTATGACCAAAAGCACCTTGACTAGCTGAGAAATTATATGAATTTCTTGATGCTCCTTGGTTTACAGTTGTAGTAGTTCCATCTAACATTGAACCGCCAACAAACCCTCCAACACCAACTTTATTAAAGTGTGATATTACAGGCAATGAAGCTAATGCTAATTTAGATTGGCCTCCACCCCTTGCAGGGTCAAAGATTACTTCAAAATCAGAAAGCATATCATCATATGTCCACTGAGCTGCTGTATTAGATTTATAATAAGAATTATCTTCAGTGTATGACAATTGTGCCCCGCCACCTTCAACTGTTGAATTCTTTATTATTTGACCAACCACTCCATCAGTATACTGAATACCGCCTCTTGTAGCTTGCTGACCAAAAAGCATTGCTCTTTCAATGTCAACCTTATGTTCTCTTAATTTAAGATTCCATAATCGTGCCCATTCATCAGCATATCCACGATATACTGTGGCTCTTGCTGTATTGCTCATTTCGCAAGCTGTTTTAAAGATTTGAGTATACCCAGAACCATTTTCAAGGTCTTGAGACCATACGTCAGGCGAGCCTGAACCTTCTTCAAATGAAGTACCAATTACAGTACATTGAGCGTTGTCAACTATTGTAAATGTGCTTGCACCCCCAGTATGGGAAATTGCAGTAACATTACATGTTGTTGATGAGCTTCCTTGAGAAACTGTGTTAATCCTAACATTTGCTGTTAAAGGTGTTGTTTGTGATGTTCCTGCTGCAGATATACCGCAAGCAACAACCATTCCAGGAAGTAACCACGATACAGCAGCACCCCCTACAGTGTCAAACGTCAAATCCATGGTGCTTCCTTCAGCAACTAATGTTGCTCCACCCGTAGATAAAAAGCTTCTATCAGCTATTGATATTTTTGTTCTATCTTCTAAGTAACGGAATTGTGAATCTGATGTTGGCACTTTTGCAACTTTTGACAAGTAAACGAAAAATGGAGATTCTTCTGGTGACAGTTCTGCGACCCTATCGCTAAAGTCATACAGTCTTCTTGAAGGTATAGTACTATCAATGACTGCACCAGGAGTTCCAAATTTTACCTGTCCACTATTATAAGTAGCCATTATTATTCTCCTTAGTTATTTTATTTTAAAACGTTAGTGCGGCTACCAGCACTTACAATTGAATCCCACATGCCATCCTTTTCGCTTTTAACTTGAGGTTGTTGACCTTGCAATATACCACCAGGTGTTGGGGCTTGTTGCGTTTGTCTAACATTGTCAAGTGGGCTTTCTGCTGTAACTGTGCCTTGGCCATCGTTCATCATAGCACGCCACATTTTAACAGCACCTTCCACGCCATACTCTCCAGGATTTTTTGATGCAAAATTCATAAAAGAATCAACTTCTTGAGGGGTTAAACCTTGTTGTAAAAGATTCGCCTTTAGTTGTTGAACTCCTTGATTTCTTACTACACCTGCCATCCTTTGATTTACAGCTTGTCCAATACTATCTTGTAGCTCTTGCTGTCTGAACTTATACGATTTAGATTTAGGGTCATTATAGGCTTCCCATGGGTCAAATTCATCTTTCTCTAATTCAATACGTTGCGGGCCAACAGGTCGTCCATTATTTCCACCTTGAACCATTGCTGCAACTGTACTTGCAATATCTGGTCTTCCTTGGAGCAACTTCCCAATCGCTTCATATTTCTTTAGATTCTGATTTTCATTAGCGAGTTTATCCTTTTCAGATTGGAAATACTTGACCTGTTCTTCCAAGTTCTGCCCAGAACTCTCTGCTACTGTTTGTCCTTCATCTTGCCCTACATTATCAACGGGTTGACCTTCCTGAGGAAGATTTCCGCCTTCATATGCGTCTGTCATTTTACTTCTTCTCCTTTTGCGATTTCTCTTGTCGTAATTGAGCTTGACTACTTAAACGTAATTTCTCTGACTCGAGTTTGACCGCATCTTTTAACTTACCAATAGCAAGCTTATCGTCAGCCTTCCTTGAAGAAGACTCTTTACTAAGCTCTGCTTTGAATTTTTCTACTTCAGTACGCTTACGTGCTTGTATAGATTCTCTATGTGCTGTTTGTAAGTCACCTGAAACTTTCTTAATTTGTTGTTGTGCTTGTCCTAATGCTTGCTGTAATTGTTGTATTTGGTCTGTTCTAGACAATACACCCTCCTTATCAAATATATCTGTTTTCTTAAGTGCTTCCACTTTATCAATAAGACCTGATTGATATGCTTGCATATAAACTTCCCACTCACCCCATTTATTTGAAGGCATGGTTGAGTTTCCTATAACTCGTATATCAAACTGTCCAACAGATACATCATTTTCAATTTCCATTAATTCTTTTGATTTATCATCATATAATCTTTTATTAACTGTATATTCATTTATATCATTATTAGGTTGAGATATTCTAAATGTTTTTTGAAAATTATAATGAGACTTAGCTAAATTATAAACAACTTTTCCAATTCTTTTTAAAGAGCCCTCAACATCTCTTAATTTTGATTTAGAGCGTCTTTGCCCAAAATCTTCAAGCATCATTGTTGCCGAAGATGTTCTTGGAGCCACCTCTGCATTTCCTTGCATCATTTCAAATATTCCCATATTTAAATCAATATATTTTTCAATCATTGCAGGTAACTGCATAATAGAAGAAGATAATGCTTGTGGTGCTGGAAAATGCGGTTCCCCAAAGGATGCATCATATTCGAGGGTGGCATTCGGATTTGCCCAATCTCTTTCGAGTTCTTCAATATCTTGAACACTTCCTTGAGGTATAAGAAGCTTAAGTCCAGAGCTTGCCTGTGCATGTGAGGTAATTAATGATACAACCTTATTAAGGAACCTTTGAAAATCTTTATTCTTTCTAACATCACTCATTGGATATGGAGTATTTGTCCATATATTTGGGACAGGAACAACAGGATATATATCTGTATCTAAAACTGAATCATATAAAACTATTTGCCCCAAAGAACCTGTTTGTCTAATTCTTGTTTGTTGTACTTCCACAAAATCAATTAAACCTTTTTTAATTGCATTTAAGAATTGTTTATCTTGCTGCATTGCTTGAAATTGTTCTTGTGGAATAATTTTTTCTTGATTATTCCTTCTGTCTAAAAGTCTATAGTATGGAACTTTTACCTTTGAATAATACTCAATTAATCTATATTTTTCACTTGAACCTTGATAGTCATAATCCTTAACAACATCAGGAGTAAATGAATCCATTGTTCTTTTATTTGAATTATCTGGCCAATCTTCTTCTGAAACAGTTTCGATTTGGTCAATTAATAATTTTTCACTTCCTTCTTCAGTTGGCTGTCCAAGCTGAGGGTATGCATCAAGAACTTGCATCTTGCTCATTATATTTGAAACCATTATTCCTGAAGCATCTCCAAAATATCTTTCTCTTGAGTTTGGGTCTACATATACTTTAAATGGATTAAGATGCTTAAATTTAATTTCACCTCTTCCATAATCAGCCTCTTTGTCTATGTAGGCATAAAAATACCCAAGACCTGTAACCGTATAATCATGAACTGCTTGCTTAAATTGCTCATCTCCATCAGATATATCCCAAATATATTCAAGTATTACTTTCCAAACATTTGCAAGCTTATTGTCAGAATCTTCTCTGGCAACAGCTGAAAATTTTGGGGGCTTAGATGTTATGATTGCTTTAAATTGTTCAATGGCAGAATAAAGTCTATCCATTGGAACAGCTGACTGGTTTCGTGATGCTAACTCATCTGCTTCGTCTGAAGTAAAATGATTGCCTAAATAAAAGTCAATATCTTCTCTAGCAGCAACATCCCAATCCTCACGAGCATTATGCCAACGGTCAAAAGTCTCTCTTATTTCTTTTGCTCTAAAATCTTCTTTAATCACAGTAGATAATATACTAATAAATGGTTATAATTAACAAATCGACTCATATCCT